GCCACCGCCACCGCTTGCACCACTTCCGCCAGATGGTCCATTGCCGCCATTGCCGCCTGGCCCGAATAAGCTGGCTGCACCACCACCACCACCACCACCGGTTGCGCTGCCACCAACACCGCCTGATACATTAATATCTCCACTAGTTCCTATTCCGGGCGATCCCGAGGTATTTCCGCCGGTCGCTGATACATATGCACCAAAACTACTAGTACCGCCGGAGGCATTTCCAACGCCCCCTACTCCAACCGTAACTGCCACGGTGCCGCCGGGAGTTAGTCCGGTGATTGTTTTAATTGCAAATCCACCACCACTGCCACCGATAGAGTACGAACTGCTGCCCGGGCCACCGCCTCCCCATAGCCGCACTCTTACCGTGGTTATCCCTGCTGGGATTGTCCATGTTGCGCTGGCACCAAATGGCAATATTTTGCCAGTGCCGTACACGCCTAACATAGTAGCATTAAATGCACTAGGTGAAATTAATAAGTTACTCATTTTAAAATACTCTCCAATCGTTTGATCCGTTATAAACTAATGTAAAACCTGCTTTATTAGTTCCCATTACAGTGTTTGTACTAACACCCATAATTGATTTACCATTGGGGTTTATAGTTAATACGTATGTACCCCATGTGCCTTTAGCATCTAAAAATGCAATCTGATTTCCAATTGCCGGTGATGCAGGCAATGTGATTGTTACTGTGCCTGCACTTGTGTCAACTAGTAACTGATCGCCTGCGATCGCAGTATACGCCGACGTCTTAGCTGTCCAATTTGGTAACTGTGTTGGCGTGGGTGCAGTAATGTAAGAAGATAAAGAAGTGCCCACGGCTGTGAGTGTTGACCACTCAGTTGTACCCGACCCGTTAGTAGTTAGTATGCCTGAAAAGATTGCAGCAGCGGGTAACGGTGTTGTAACACTCACCGTACCCGACGATACTGACAATCCAGTTCCAACAATAACTCCCCCCACGGCACTAGTTGTAGCATTAGGAATATCACTTGCACTGATCGTACCCCAACTTGGTGCTGCACCGTTAGTGCCATTGCCTGTTTGCGTTAGAAATTTCTTAGTTGCAGTGGTATTAGGACTTAGTAACGTTGTAACATCAGTGTTACTCTGATAAGGAATACTGCCCAATAGGGTTGAGCTGTTGCCACCCACAAGGTTAGTTGACTTACCAGCTGACCCCGTGGTGTTTTGATTTAATGTTGGAATATCGGCAGCATCTAATTCTCGAAAAGTCGGAACTCCGGCAATACCTGTTGGTGCGGCCAGCACAAACTTTGCTGTCTTGCTTGCAAACGGATTTTGTGTGTCACCGTAGTTAGCCGCTAGACTAATTGTTACCGCAGTTGATCCGTTATAACTTGTGCCGCTTAATCCTGTTCCGATCGTTAGTGTGTCTAAGTTTGTACCTAATGCCTTACCGCTAATCGTGCTGTTGGCTAATTTAGCATTGGCAATTGAGCCAGCTAACATTGCATTAGTAACTGTACCTGTATCTGTTGTATATACCCCATTGCTTACACCAATAACTCCAGAGACGTTAATCGTAATACTAGTGCCGTCTACTTTAACTCCGCCGAGTTGACTTGTTGTTGCAGTGGGCAAGGTATAGCCGCCAACACCCGCACCTGTAAAATACAGTTGTCCACTTCCGTTAAATGCTAAGGTGTTGCCGTCAATTTTAATACCGCCGGTTACTGTTGTACTTGCTGTTGGTAATGTGTAACTGCTCGGTTTATCTGTTAGATCGGTATAACTGCCGCTGAACAAAGTAGGCTTGCTAGTTAAGTCAGTATAACTTCCACTAAACAATGTAGGTTTATTAATTAGGTCAGTGTAACTACCGCTAGTTGCCACTGTTGCAAATGTAGGTTTACCGGTAACGCCCGTCCACGCTACTGTTGTAAGGAATGCCGAATCGTTAGTTAATTGGGATACAAGTGTTGGGATAGCAGGTGGATTACTTATTTTATTGTACAGTATACTACCCACACTAATGACCTGATTGGTTATAGTAACGGTAGTACCATCCACCTTAACTCCGCCCAATTCAGTAGTAGTGGCCGTGGGCAAGGTATATGTACTACCGCCGACACCACCTGATACGGTAGCCCAACTTAACACACTACCAGATGTGGTTAAAAACTTGCCACCGTTGCCAGATTGATTTGGAATAATTGCTTGTGATGCTAGTACTCCTATCTGAGAGTATAGTTCAGTAAAGTTGTTATTGATTTTTGTGGCGCCGGATCGTAGACTATCACCTTGTCCGTCATTTGCTACTACACCTGCATTAATTATTTGTTGGGCCATGGATTATCCTGCATCAAATGTTGCTAATGGATTGTCAAATGACAGTGTAGCATCATCAAACTTATTTGGAATTATATCCAACGGTCCGTATATTTTAGTCGGATCGTAACTTGCAGTTCCCGCTAAGGGAATGAAGCCGCCATCAATAGTAAATGTCGAAGTAGCCGAAAGAGAACCCCCATCAACGGCCGATAATTCAGCGTCCGGATAGGGGTTTACAATAAGTCCGGGGTCAACTGCCGGAACATAGAAGAGATTGCCCACATCAAAAGGGGCGCCTGCTAGTAATTTATAAGCCATAATGTATTTATTATGGCAAAAAAGTAGGCTGTTAGGTTATGATGCTGCCGGCTGCTGCCAGCTGTATTCCGGTGGTTTGGAAACGATATTGATCGGCAATTTCCTTGTCTGTTTCTACAGGACCAACAATAATGTTGCTCTTGCTGAAGGTTAGTGCAGTATCAGGTGCAACTGTCATCATAATGGGTGCCATTGCAGGGCCATTCTTGGTCATGGCCAACATTAGAGGTTTTTCTAATGTAACTGACATCATATCTTCTTCTTTAAGACTGCCTAATATCTCTTCGCCTGTTGATACTTTAAAACTTACAATGTCGCCTGCTGTGTATTTTGCTTTATTGATTAACATTTATTTTCCTTATTAGTATCCGGTGCCGTTGAATCCGGTTTCGTCAATATATTTTCTTAATTCTGTAAATCCACCAATAGATACTCCATTGATAATAATTTGTGGAACTGTTCGTGCTGTTGGCACAGCTTCGAGTAATTCTTCTTTGGTAAATCCGTCACCAATTTTACGTTCTTCAAATTGAATACCTCTTTGTGTTAGCAATGCCTTCGCTTGATCGCAATAAGGGCAGTGGTGCTTGCTCCATACAATAGTTGTCATAATTATTTCCTTTATAATGCTGGTAGTTGATCGTAGTCGATGCCTTCGCTCATAACTCCAATAACGTAATTTGTTGATTCATTTTCTTGTAAGGCAGTTTGTTTTTTGCTAGTATCAGTGTGTTTGTTAAACCACGGAATAGGAGTAGTCTTTGGAGCACTTGCCTGATACTTGATGCCAATTTGTTTAAGTGCATCAACTGCTGTATAGTCCACAAAGTCACGAAGGATGTTGGCATTAAGACCAATAACCGGACCCATCTTGAACAGATAAGTTGCCCAATCTTTTTCTTCACGTATCACATCCATGTACAAAGCATACACTTCTGATTCACACTCTGCCTTGGCTTCAACGAACCGTAGATCATCTTTGATCACTTGATTGATCATATAGGCTGTCCAACCTTTATGTAACAGCTCGTCTTGTAAGATTAGACTGATAATGTTGCCATTGCCAATAAAGATCTTGTTTTCCACCATTGCAAGACTGGTGGCAAACGATGTCATGAAGCGGAATGCTTCCAGTGCATAACTGGCATGCAGTGCCATCCAAATTGCTCGGATGTGTTCTTTCTCAGTGACAGGTTGTCCAAGTTCTTTGCGACAATTGATAACGTGTAGCTTGTCATAGTAGTTGCCCACACTAGACGCCATGTCAATAATTTCTTTGGTGTCATGAATAGTGTTGAACACATCTTTTGGCACATTGTAGATGTTACGAATAATGTGCGAGTATGACTTGCTGTGTATGTTTGTTTCAAAGAAACCCCAGTTGTACATAAGTGCTTCAACTTCAGGTAATGAACACACAGGAGTAAACACCTGTGTTGGCCCGCGGCCTTGCAAACTATCCAATGCTGTTTGACGTAGTAAGTTGCTGGTAAAGATATGCTTAACCGCATCGCTTGCTTCTTTGAAGTCATTCGAATCTTTGGTAAGACTTACTTCTTCTGGTTGCCAAAAGAATCCACGAGCTGTAGCATCAAAGTCTGCAATCTTTTTATATTTTACTTCTTCAAAACGTTGAATAGTAACTGGACCCGCCGGATCCAGAAACATCTTACGATTTAAGTAGTCTGTTTTTGTTTTTAAATTGTATTGTTCTTTACTCATTTTTACCTTATACTCTAAAACTTTCACCGCAACCACAACGGTCACGTTCATTAGGATTAGTAAATTCAAATCCTTCATTTAGTCCATTGCGAACCCAATCCATGACTAAGCCATTTAGATAAGGTTCATCCTTGGCGCTTACTAATACTACAAAATCTGGTTGGGCGTAATTTGTCACGCCTACTTCGCATTCTACAGTATCCACATATTCTAACACATAAGCTAATCCACTACAACCGGTAGTCTTAACACCTATGCGGATGCCAACACCTTGACCGCGCTTGGCTAGGTTTTGTTTAATACGTTTACAGGCCCTGTCGGTTACGGTAATCATTTACGGCTGCTTTAATGGCGTCTTCGGCAAGTATGCTGCAATGTATCTTTACCGGGGGAAGGGCCAGTTCTTCGGCAATTTCGGAGTTTTTGATTGATCCTGCTTCGTCGAGTGTTTTTCCTTTGACCCATTCTGTAATGAGACTCGAACTCGCGATAGCCGATCCGCAGCCATACGTTTTAAATTTTGCATCTGTAATAATACCTGTATCATGATCCACCTTTATTTGTAATTTCATTACATCACC